GTGTTGAAGTAATGCCCGATTATACTCAGACATCCAGGATTCCCCAGAAATCCCGACAGGCGCGAATACGACGTGCAAGCCAGGCGTTTCAAGTACCCGGGGATGGTATCGAGCCGATTACTGACTTGGTTCCTCCTGGTGAACTGGTTGTCAAAACATCTGGCATTTATGACGTCACAAATCCACAACAAATTCTCATTGGTAATTCCTCTGCCGCAGCAGTTACGTTCAGACGCCCCGAACTTAGTAGTTATGTTGGATCAACAATTGTAGTCAAGAAGAATGTTGACTCACTATTCTCGGTAATATCAAGTCGGAACCTAGTCGATGAATACCCTGTAGATCGAACGCCATTTAATAATTATTTCCTCAAAACACAGCACGATTCTATGTCGTTGACGGCTAGCTCTCTTAGTGATGGAGTCTGGCATGCCGTGAATAAACAATCTTTAGTTCGACCACAACCCGGTGCAATTGTTGCCGTGAATAGTGATTACACGATTACAAGTCCCGATCAAGTAATACTGGTAAACACTGGAGCATCAAACACGACCATAACACTTCCGTCCGCGTCGGAATATGCGTTGGGTATTCCGATCACTGTAAAAAAAATTGATAGCGGAGTTGGTGTTGTCAATATAAACACTGCGCCCGCAGGTCTAGTGTTTGATTTTTACAATGACCTCTCTCTCAACGGTACGTTCCAGTTGACATCTCAGTATGATCGAATGTCATGTCAAACATACAGTGAGTCCCCCGTTTCTGAACCTGGCAATCCGCGCCGCTGGTATATTGTAGATTTCTAATGACCCAATACGGAGAACCAGCACGAATACCGCGAGGAAAAGAAAATGATATACGGCTACGTAGAATGTACGATGCATTTCAAGTGCCCGGCGATGGTGTACGGCGATTGAATCGAATCGTTCCTCCCGGCGAGTTTGTTACACTTTCAAATTCGGGGCACACCATAACAACTCCCGAGCAAACAATTTTTCTTAGCACTGGAAATAGCAACCGAACTGTTACTTTGCCAATTCTTCCTGTCTACGAAGGTACGCACATACAGATCAGAAAAACTGATGGAGTAGTCCAATCAAATGTAGGGGCAATTGTTGTTGCAACTCCGAGTTCGGAGAAAATAGATAATGCCAGTACTTTTATCATTCGGTCGAATTTTGAGACAGTAGAACTCGTTGGGGATGATACAAACTGGCACGTGATCAATCAAGATTCGTATCTAGATGGAGAAATGAGACGTCTACGTGTTGATGACACCGACATTAACACAACACCGCCATCGCGATTCATTTTTCTTGATAGTCCGACTGCGGATAGAACAATTACTATGCCCGATGCACGGTTGTATCGTGGAATTACGATGACGTTCATCAATGATTACTTAGCACCAAATACTATGACTGTGGTACCATACTTGAATACACAGCTTATTGACGGAGCAAGTTCCATTGTGCTCAGCGCATTGGATGCTCGTACGGTGTTGAGTGATGGTTCTTTGTGGTGGATTATCGGGGCAGCTTAGCAATGTCACAACAAGGTGAAGTTGTAAAAGTCAATGAGGGCGTCGACGATGCTCGTCTGCGTCGGAATAGTCAGGCATTTCAAACACCAGGTGATGGAGTGATTAAGGTCGGCGAGTTGGTACTCTCTGGTAGCTTAATTACTGTGAACTCAAATACAACAATTACCACTCCGCAACAAACTGTATTAGTAGATGTGTTGACGTCTAACGCTACAGTGACTCTCCCAAGTCTTGAGGTGTACGCCGGAGCGCAGGTTTTTATTAAGAAGACAGCCACAAGTGGAACCGGACAGATTCAGGTTGTAACTCCCGGGTCCGAGACAATGGACGGCGAAAACACCGAATACATCCGTCGCAAGGCAGAAGCGCTTACGATGCTGTGTGATGGGACAACTTGGAATGTTACCAATCGACAGTATCTGACGTCTAAGGTCGACGGTGCAATAATTACAAAATCCAGCGAGACATATCAAATGGTCGCTGGTGAACTGATTTGTTTTGGAAATTCGGTTGGAAGTGCCACCGCATTTATACTGCCGCCGGCCGGGGATTACATAGGGCTAACGGTTTACGCAAAGAAAATTGATAGTACCGGATTCAGTACATTTCTCAGCCGTAAAGCAGGATCCGGAGAAACAGTCGATGGCGGAACACAGGTAATACTGGTGAATCAGTACGACTACGTAGGTGTTATTTCAGATGGATCTGACTGGCACATTGTAGCTCAAGGATAATACTATGGCCGAATCATCTCTCTCAATTGATATCAACACCCTGCGTGAAGAGGTAGGAATGCGTCATGGGTGGGGTCGTGTCGTCAGTGCCATGACGAATACGCAGCTTGCGGACTTCGACCGGGTGTCCAATCGGGCACTGAGGGAGTTTTACTTCCCCGCGATTGATCCGGGCACCCCTGTCTATGAGTGGTCATTTCTCCGCAAGGACGCTACGATTACCGTCCTCAACACGACTGGTGATTACGACATGCCGGATGATTTTGGCGGGACCATCTTGGATGAGAGCGTGGTCTGGAGTACCGCCGGTACGAAGCAGCCCCGGCCAATCAAGGTTACTCCTACCCAGATACAAGCTCTCCGGTCCAACGAGAACTCCACGGGGTGGCCACGCTACTTCTCGGTCCGAAACAAAGTACATGCGCCGACGACTGGACAGCGGTGGGAAATGATTCTGTATCCGACAGCTAACACCGTTGTTAACAGCAACCCGTTAGCTTTCCGGTACGTTTACGTTCCCAACTCCCTGTCCAACACCAACAAGTACCCGGCCGGCGGTGCTCAATACAGCGAGGTCGTGTTGGCTTCTCACTTGGCCGCGGGGGAACTTCTGTTGGATGGTAATCCTTCTGGTCCGCATCGAAATCATTTCATCACTCTTCTCACTACGGCCGTGAGAAATGACAACCAACAGAAGCAGAATGCAGGAGGAGGGATCGTCTAATGCCGAACACATCTTCAGGGTCAAACACTGCAAGATCCGTCGGTACTACCGGTGTGGCATTTCCACTTAATGGTATCAATGTCGTCTCCTCCAGAGCCGGACAACCTCCGGGGACATGTGTCAACTGCCTCAATGTTCGAGCATTCGACAACCTTGAGGATCGCGCAAGGGGTGGTATACGGCCGGGTCTTAGTAACTACCTGGCTAACACATTTGCCGGCGCGGGACGGATACAGGACCTAAACTATAGCACAATCATTCGAGATGCACCCCCAAACACGGCTAGTTTATATATTAGAGACGTCAAAGCTGTTGCCGTTTCCAATGGAGTAATCCAGCAGTTCAACACGGCCGAGATTGTTCCAGCTCAACAAACTGGTACGGCCACGTTAAGTGCAAACTCTTCGTTCATTATGTCAACAGAATTATTCGGAAAAATTTTCTACTGCGACGGGCTCGACTACAAAGTCTGGGTCGGATCGACCGGGGATGATGAGGTGCAAAGTCTTTCAGCAAACTCTGCATCAGGCGGAACATTTACGCTGACCGTGGTTTTACCTCCCGGTAATGCCGGGGATACTGCGACAACGGCGAACATTGCGTACGATGCCGCCGCTGCCGCTATTCAAACATCAATTGATACAGCGATGGCAGCCAAGACGATCAACGGTGTTGCCTACTCAGCCGGAGATATTACGGTAGCTGGTGGTCCAGCACACACTACCCCCACAACATTCACCTATGACGGTACCAGTGCGACCAACAAAAACTGGGGTATTATGACGGTGGACGGAGCTCTGTTGACCGGCGGTGGTCCAGGAACAATTACCACTACGACACCGGGCGCTGGCAACATTGCAGAAGATTGGACTACTGTTTCACCTCTTCCAGGAAATCCCGGGTCCACCGTAGCTAACACTGCGGGTCGACTAATCGAAAGCTGGGATGGTCGAGTTGTGATATCTGGTCTTCGAACTGATCCACACAATTACTTTATGGCTGCTAAAGGTGATCCCGATGACTTCGATTACGCTCCTGCAAATACAACCGAGTTACAAGCCGTTACTGGAGGAGTGGGAGTAGTCGGTAAGATACCTGATATAATCAATTCCATGATTCCTTACTCGGATGATATCTTGATTTTTGGGTGCGACCACTCAATCTATCAAATGTCAGGAAATCCAATGTCTGGCGGCCGCATTGATAATGTAAGTACTCGAATTGGTATGCCATTTGGTCGGCCGTGGTGTAAAGATCCCGAGGGAAACGTATACTTTTTTTCCAGTTTAGGCGATGTATATCGTATGCCTCCATATGGTGCTAAGCCGGCTAAAATAAGTGATGCCGTTCATCCTCTACTCAAGACCACGGACCTCAACACGCATTCAGTTCGGATGGAATGGGATGATGAAGCCGAGGGCTGCAAATTGTGGCTTACACCGTTCACAGAAGGATCTGCAACACATTGGTTTTGGGAATCCCGTACTAACGCATGGTTTCCAGATACGTACGCTAACACTGCCTATAATCCTATTGCTGTAATGCTATATGATGGTGATCAACAGAATGATCGAGTCGTATTGCAGGGTAGTGAAGATGGCAAAGTTCGCTTCATGAATACCTCAGCCATAAAAGATAATGGCAACGATTTTATGTCAACTGTGACGCTCGGCCCATTTTTTGGAGGTGAGGGTCATGTGGTGCGACAAGTCATCACCGGAATCCAGGCACGAACGGACCCTAATGGCAATGCTACTAAGTACGAAATTTTACAGGGAGATACTCCTGAGCTGGCCCAGAATGCTGAGGCCGCAACGTTCATCGGGGACGGAACCTTTTCGGCGGGATTCAGTTTAAGGGATAACCCGATGGCCGGCGGGTACTTTTCATACGTCAAGTTTGGCACAGCCACCGCAACAAAAGCGTGGGCATTAGAAGTACTAGATCTGACATTCGAAGCAGTGACGACTGATCCTGGTCGTCTGGGCACCTAGTAAGGAATTATCATGGCATTACGACCCAACCTGGGAACAAAAGATACGCAGAAACTCCAAGCTGCTTCAACTGCTGCCTCAAAGAGAGTAGTCGGAAGCCGGCGTCAGGTCGATCAGACACTTAGCGACCCTGCAGAACGAACACTAACACAGCCTATCGACGGTCCTCCCATACCGGCAGCTCCAAATATTCCGGACACTGGAAATTACTCGGAAATAGTAAAGACCATTCTTGCTGCAACGGGCGGTGATTATGAGTCTCTATTAGCTATGGCTGAGACTCCAGAGGAGAGACGAGCCATCCGACAGAGGATACGTGAACAAGAAGATTTCCAGAACCAAAGGATGGTTGATTCTCCTGAGTATCAGCAAATGCAGGAAGCTATTGATACTCAGAAACAACTGGTAGCCGATCAAAAAGAACAATCAGATCAGATTCGTAGTCAATACGAGCAACTGCAGCAGGACTACCAAGCCCGGGACGAAGAACTTACTGGCTATCTGGAGGGTTTAGGAGACACCGAGCGGAAAAACCTTGAGAAGCAACGAACCCAACTAAAAGCAAGTCAAAAGGAAGACCTGATGCGACGTGGCCTCACATCATCGTCCGCGTTAACTTCCGCGATGCGGGGAGTTGACATCACAGCTAACGAAGGTCTTAGTGCTATGGAAGAGAGGCTGCGAGCACAGAAACTCGACTACCGTACGCAATTCTCTGGGGATACGCTACGAGCCAAAGAGCAAGCACAGGCGATGTCCGCACAGCTAATGTCTTCTAACTTTGCTTCAGGACAGGCTGTTCCCAGCACGATGGCGGAGCTGGCAAATATGATGTCGCAGCAACGAATGTCCCGCGAACAAAATAGAAGCGGTACGTTTGCGGCGGCGTTGGGGGCTGAGTCCCAAAGGTTCTCGTCTGCAACGTCGGCCCGGGCATCTCAGTACGCATCTCTTCTGGGATACAAATCAGATTTAGCGGCTACTAGTCAGCGAGAATCCGCGAGCAAAAGAGACGCTGCACTTGGAAAGTATCGAACGGATGTGGATGCACAGCTCGGATATTCCGGAATGCTTAATCAGCAGAGTCTAGCGCGTGTCCAAGGAGACTATCAGGTACAAGCAAACAAGAAGTTACCGGGTAAGTCTGTCTGGGATCAACAGCCCGGGCGTAGCGGGACCGG